CGCGTCTCAGAAGCAGACAAGCCCCATTTACTTGGATCAGTGATTACACCTAATAAACCTAAAGTAAATGAAGCAAACTTAACAACCTTATCCAAAGCAGCGATGATTGTATTAAGCCAGCCAATCATTTTTCCTAATCCTGAGCTTTGACCTGTATTGGCTTCGCTATTAAACACGCCGAACATTTTACTTAATGACGTTGTAAGACCTTTGACTGTTTCTCCGAAACCGAATGCAGCCGTTTCAGTGCTAGTCATTCCGTCTTTAAGTTTTCCTTTACCACTAAATCCTAAGGCGAAAGCATTGAATGCTGGAAGGACATTTTCATTGATGTAATCAATTAATGAAGTAATCATCGGCAATAAACCTTGACCAATAGTTTCTTTTGCTTCATCAAAACTTACTTTTAAGATTGCAATTTTGCCTTCATAAGTCTCTGCATTTGCAGCAGCAGCTCCACCAAATAAATCTGTCAATTTTTGCTGAACGTCTGTGAATGACATTGTTTTAAGCTCGGCTGCAGATAGTCCAATTCCTAGCTTGCCTAGAGCTGCCGTATTGCCGTCGTAGGCTTTTCCGATTGCATTGGCAACAGTCTCCAATGGCTTTCCAGTTGCCGTAGCAACATCAAGAGCAACAGTAAGAAGATCTTGCGCCTTGCTAATGTCTCCAGTTGAAATTGCTAGTCGCTGCAACGCTGGACGAAGCTTGTCATCTGCGACACCAGTCGCCAAAGACATTTTTAAAATAGATCCTTCAGTTGCTTCGATTTGCGCTTTGGTTGCACCAGTGGCATTTTCTAAAGCATTAGCCAGTTTATTTTGTGACGCTTCATCTTCAATCGCGGCTTTAACTCCATCGATTCCGATTTTGATTGCATAAGCTCCAGCAGCAGCTCCGGCTGCGGCAAATGCCAATCCAGCCTTTTTGCCAAAGTCAAGCATTTTTGTTGAGGAGCTATCGACGTCAGTATTGGCTGCATTGAGCGATTTTTTAAGTTGATCTACATCAGCAAGAATCGAGAGCTTGAGTGTGCGCGATTGTCCGGCCATTTACCACTCCCTTAAAATTCTGTCGAAAGCAGTTTCCCACTTCGCAATCAAGTCTGGCTGGATTTCGCGAAGTGTCGGATAAATAAACCAGCCTTTAGATCCGCCCCGAATGCCACTGCCTGACCAGACTGGGAATTGCTTAAACTTGTTAGATCCGAACTCAGTGCCGCCCCAGAGATCCTTTGTTGTGCCACCGCCGGAAAACTTTTGACTTACGAAGCCGAAAGAGAGCTCACCAATCTTGGAAGATTTCGACACACGGGAGCCACTGGCAATACGGTCGGCGGCCTTGCCTCTGGTGACGGCTTTCTGCTGGATCTTGCCTTGAGCAAATTCTGCCAGAGCTGAGGATTCTCTTTTAGCTGCATCAGTAGCTTCTGTATCCATCGCCTTGAATGCGGCAGTAATGCGACGAAGGTCTGCCTTGTCATAGGCAATCTCAACGTTGTCGCTCACTTTGTTTCTCCAGTATCTCGAAAGCCGTATAAATCTGCTCCGCCGTCGTCCATTCGCTCATCGGAATGCCTGTGGCTATTGCTAACTCCACAAGTATTCGATTTACGCTTCCGGCGGCGTAACTTTTGGGAGAACGTCACCGACTGTCACGTCGGCCACTGTTTCACACCAGACTTCATAGCCCTTGATTGGCTTGCCACCGGCTTCACGCTTCATCGCATTCCACGCAAGGAAGAGAAGATCAGAGATTCCAATCTTCTCCTGCGCCTGCGAGATTGTGCTGCCTGTCTTTTGTTCCCACTTAGCCCACTCTGGCGGTTGTGCAGTGTAAGTGCCGAACTCGCCGGAGGTGTATTCGATTGTGATTGGTAGTCTCATTATGTGCTCCCGTTTCTCTTTCGATTAGCTGATTGTTAAGACTGGTGTTGATGCGCAGAGCATTGACCATGAGTCAGTCTGTGCATCTGGAGCAGTGCCGCCAGCAGTTGGAGCCACTGGGAAAGCAGTGCCAGCGAATGATGCGCCGGTAGCTGATACGAGTGTGAATGCAAGTGCAGTGTTAGGAGCAGAAGTGAACGCAGTCCACATCGCTTCAAAGAGTGATGATGTTGCGCCCCAGTCTGCAAGAAGCTCGATGTTAAGTGTCCATTGATCATCGATGTGCTTATAGGCTTTTCCATCGAGTGTCTGATAAGTCGTAATGACTGGTGCATTGACTAAAGTGACGGCAGTTGTCTGCGCGTCATAGTTTACAGTCGCAAGCGTGAAGGTTATGTCGCGACCGGTGACGATTGTTGTTGGCATTTCTTGTCTCCTTAGATTGTCTGTTGTGTGTAGTAAGTGCTGACCGCGAGATCCGCCACTAGTAGATTGGTCGCGCCGACCTGTTGGATTGTCGGACGTTGAACGTCTCCGACTTCGTAACCAGTAGGCATCGCTGCGATGATGCTAATAATTAGCTGCTCAAGATTGTCGAGTGCTCCGGCGGTGTTGTTGTAAGCAACGGCCGCAGTGACCACGAAGTTGATTTTCACGCGTACCTGCGATTTGCCGATTGTTGTCGTTTCTAAATAAGGCGAATCGGGAACGATTACGCAAGCCGGCGGAATGACTGCCTCTGGAGGTGAGCTATACACAGAAGCCACGACGCCAGAGAGAGCAGTCGCAAGAGTGCCTCTGACGTTAATTGCGATTGATGTAGGTGTAGGCATCACATAGCCATTGTTGAGACGTCGATGTAATTACCTAATAAACCTATGACGCGATTTTGCAGTGATCGTCCCATTCGATACGGCGATGGCTGAAAATCTACGCCTTCAATCTGACCACCTGGAGCGACCACGCTCTGGAATATCTCAACGCTGACGATAGTGACCGCCTGTTCGACTGCGTCTGTATTCGCATAGAGCGTGGCCGCGTCTGCCCCAGATAGATAAACTACGCCGCCAGGAATCACTGGACGGAATGTGATGTCACTATTTGTTATAGCTGCCGTAAAGTAGAAATATGGAGCCGGATATGCGAAAGGTAAATAAGGAAATGGATCATAATAATTTGAAGTGACTGTCAGTGTTCCGTTAAATGTAGCTGGAACGCAACCTGTGACCACAACACTTTGGCCAGCGACGAATGTATTCGGCTTCTGAGTGATGTAATAGGCGACATTGTTTTGAAGATAAACGGCGGCGACTGAATTTTGATTGGCAGTCAATAGCGGCAGAATTACCTGCTCGGCTGAATCGATAATGCCTTCAAGATAGGCATCAGAATAAAGGGCGACAGAGACGCCAAGAACCGTCCGAAGGCTTGCTACGGTAATGATTGCTGGCATCTCTGTCTCCTTTATGTGAGCTGCTGGGCTAGATACGGGAGCGCACCTAGCCCATGATTGATTAGGTTAGGTTGAAGCGACGAAGTCCGCCTGCGAAGACGGCTTGAGCTGCGATGTAACCGTAGAGCATGATCTCAATTTCTCCAGTTGTTGGCACATTAGTGGCCAGCGTTAGAGCAGGAGATTCAAAGATTTCGATTGAACGTGGCTCGATGATGAATGCTGATTCATCGATTGATGTTGCAACCATATTTGGATCTACGTAGTAATCGAGGCCAAGTACGTTTCCGCGAATACTTGTTGGCATCGCAGATCCTGCGTTGTTCATCGGATTTCCAGCGTTGTAAATTGGACGGCCAGTTGTATCCACCGCGCCGAGAAGCGTGCTCCAAATGGACGTACCTGAAACGAATGACTTTGCAGTGCGCTTTGTTGCAGTGTATGCGGCTGGTGATTCTGTTGATACGAATGAAATCAATCCGGCTGAATCGGCAGCAGTTGCAGTTGCCTGTGTTCCGCCAGCAGTAATTTGAGCGATTACATAAGCATCAGTTGCCTGAGCATAAGCATCGCGAAGATTTGTAAGCATAATTTCATAGAATGATGGATCTGAACGATCTAGCAATTCTACTGAGTAACGCTGGAATCCAGCCTTCTTGATTACTGTCGCATTGACATAGCTGGAAGTAATCGCAGTAGTTGCTGTTGGATCTCCGCCTTCTGCCACTGTTGCAGCAGTTGAGTTAGCAGTAATCTTAGGAATTGACACTGTCATTCCATAGCTAGCCAATGGACGTGTTCCACCGCATGCGTCAATTACTGGACGGTCTGCGTTTGTGTTTTGTGCAACGTCACGAACATATGACACTGGTGAGAAAGCTGGATTTGTTGTGAATGAATCGTCAGCAGCTTTTACATACTGACGAGAATCTTCGTTGCCAAGTCCTGCCTTAATTGTGTGCTCAAGATATGCGCCACCTGTTGTGATTGGTGATCGTGGTGATGTGAAATAGAGCGGACGAGCTGCCTCGGCCTGTACGACTTTGGAAGCCTCAACCGTTTCGGCTGGTGCTTCTGTAACGGTTGGAGTTGTTTCCACTTCGTTTTCTCCTTCGGTAGTTTGTTCTTCTGTTTCCACGACGGATTCAGAATCTTCTTGCTCACTAGCTGCGACTGCAACCTTCGCGCTGGCGATGGCTGGATCTGTAACAAGTGAGACTTCTTTAAGCGCGCTCGCGCTAATAACTAAGACGCCATCAACGTTCTTATACTTTTCAGCTAGTACGCCGACACTAAAGCCGTCGCGTAATCCGGAAGATGCTTCGACCAGACTGTCGTTGCCTGCGGTCGTATTTCCGATAGCGAACGTAGCGTCAATTCCATCATCGGTGACTTTGTAGCTTTTTAAGAATCCGATTGGAGATTCACGGCGATGCTCAAGTAGCAATTTCGTTGTATCACTGAAAGTTATAGAGCCAGGCTTAAACATTGTCGAGCCGGCTGATGTGGAGCCCTCTTCGTTCCAGGTAACAATGCGTCCAGAGATTTCGCGCTTTGGAAAGTCCGTTGCCGTGACTTTGATTGAGAAATCTAGATTCATCGGAGTTAGCTTTATTTCTTTCATCGGATCATTTCCTCTTCTAGTCGGATTTCATCGGAAGTAAGAGCTCCGATGTCGTAGAGAATCTTGTAAACGTCTGCGCGCTCTTTTGCTGATCCACGCAAGTAATCATCTAAATCGAACTTGACTTCTTGCGATGCTGGCACGAAATCATTAGCCATTCCAGTCATTGAAAGACGCTCTTCAATAGCAGTCATAATCGGACGCAAAGAGAAGTCCAGCAAAGATTGACGCGCCAAAGTTGCGTTCGAATAAGTCATACTAGATCCGGATTCTGCATCGACGTAGTAAGCCGGAATACCTGTGACCCTGGCCAATTCTGTCGCGACGTAAGATCTAGCTTGATTGAGTTGCAGCTTCTCTGGGTCAAATCCGAGTGTCTGCAATTCTACATCAGCGTTCAAAAATGCAGTTGAACGATTGCGACGTGATTGCCCCCAAGATTCTAGAAGCTTTGCGATGCGATCTGCTGGAAGTGCAGTGCCGTTAGATTTTAAGACCATTGTTGGAACTGGCTCGCGTGCGTACATAGTTGCAGCGCGTTCTAATTCTGCACCAGCTTTAATTGTGCGACCTGCGCGATTAAGAATGCCCTCATCTACGCCGTAAAAGACGGCAAGACTTCCGACGCCTTCGTATGGCACTGGAATTGAATCGACGCAGTAATAATCAATCTCTGTTCCTTGCGCGTTTGTCTTAATTGTGACGCGTGTTGGATCAATGCGTTCGGCGCTTCTGATGCGATATGTGTCTGCATAAATCTCAAGAATCTTCATATATCCGTAGCCATATAGCAATAAATCTTCTGCAAGCCAGGCATAGGTTGCGAATCCTGGAACGCGTGGATCTGGTTGGTTAATTACCTTTGGAGGAGATTCAACACGAGCACCATCAGCGCGAGTGCGAACCTTGAGCGGAATCGATGCAACGCTTGACGAAATAATGTTTCGGGCTCTTGCGCACGTTGGCACTGACATAAACTCGACGCGCGATGCAGTAATGCCAGCGACGCCGTAGATATTGTAGAGAGAGCTAGTGACATTTACTGGCGCTAAAGATGCTTCAATGTCAGAAGTTGCAGCCGGAGCCGCAGTCGTAACTGTGCGAGAGAATAGACCCATGTGCCGAAGTCTAAGGCTCTGCTTTACATCTAAACGACCATAATGTCCATCTCCATCTCTGGGCGTGTCGCAAAGTGTGTCGCTAGTGCAGAAGCAACGGCTGCGCACACTGCAACCGAAGAGGCGCGCCGACCGATAATCCAACCGCCATCGCCCATTGGTAATCTCACGGCCGATAATATCTGCTTGGATAATTCTGCCTGTTTTCCGTGAATCAATCTTTTCGAGGTAATCGCACCGAGCAATTCATCGCAGCTCTGGCCATAAAGTGCGCCATCGATGTCAATGACAGGAATTCCGGCTGGCATAAGGCGCGCAGCTACGGCAGAGCTTGTTCTCTTGCTAAAGGCCACATATTCAAGCGGATACTTGCGTGCATAAGGCGCGATGTCGTTGGCGATAGCTTTATCGTCTAGCGAAATCGGATTGTGCCAGGTATGCAGAAGCTTGAGGTTGAAAGTGTCGTCCGGATTCTTCTGAGCAGCTACTAAAGCCCCATCTCTACGATCTGGCGATAGATCAAGGCCAAACCAAGTCATCTTCTCCACATCTAGCTCAATCTCATCAGATCCGCACTCCTCCCATTCCTTCACAGGAATCGCGCCAGAGATTGTATTGACCCACCGGCAGAGCACCTCCGTCTGAACTACATCTGGCGGATCATTGAGAACGGCGCGGATATTATCTTCGTGGATTGTGTGACCAAGTGCCGGATTGCTGGCGACCCAATTCTTTTCATCTTCAATTTTGTCCGAGAATGCCGACCATTCGAAATATGCGATGTCATCGTTGCCACCAGCAGCCGATGCCATACCGCGCTCGCGTAGCTGATTGAGAATCAAAGAATGTTGATCTCCGGCGTTTGAAAACGTCCAGAGCTGCGGATTCTTAGCGGCCATCATCGTATATCTCATAGCTGACCAGGCTTCGGTATCTTTGAGCTGACGCGTTTCGTCCATGTACACGGTTTCCGGTTTAGCGAATCCACGCGCTGCGGCATTAGCTGCCTTGACGACGTAGCGAGCGCCGGACATCAATTCAATCTCCTCGGATCCATGAGCCCATCGGATCTTCTTGACTTGCTTCGCCAGAGCTGCGTTGCTTTCGATAATGCTGACCACGTGCCGGAAAGTCTCCAGCGATGTCGTCAGAACGTGCGCTGATCCAAGCTGCAAGGATTCTTGCCACAGGAAAAGGCGAGCCAGAATCGACATCTCCATAATCGTAGATTTTCCATTCTGACGAGCTGCAACGACCACCACCAGAGGCGCGTGCCAGCGTCCGTCCGGCTTGACCTTGAGCGCGTGCTCGAATACGAACTTCTGCCATGGCATTAGATCAATGCCAATCTGAGAGGCGAAGTCAATGATTTCTAAGCCCTTAGACGGTAAATCGTTCAAGCGAGAAGAGATTCTAGGCGTTCCTGAGCCGATTAGACGCTTAGGTTCGGTACTGATTCCCTGTTCAGACCTGTTCGCCTCTGTAACGACCTGCAACGCCCGATTCTGCCCTGTTGTGGCTTTAGTCATGGCTAGTGCTCTCTTGAGTCGGTGAAAACGGAAAAGGAAGAGTCAGAGGTGTCCTTGCTACACCAAAAAACACGCCTGTTCTGTTTCCTTTCGAGTAATTGCATCGCGTACACGCTGCTAAGAGGTTATCAGGCTCATCGGTTCCGCCCTTGCTTATCGGTATCACGTGATCCACAGTAGTTGCATCATTCCCGCAATACTGACATAGCCTGCCATCACGAATAAGTATCCGCTCACGTATCTTTGACCAGGCTCTAGTGCCTCCGTTAGCTCTTGCTGACTTAGCTGGCATCAATGGTATCCATTAGCTTTGAAGAATCTCCATGCGTTGCACATAGATCCGTAACGTCCCTTGATATAGCGAATGCTCCAGTCGACCATCGAGAAGCCATCGAGTCGTCCGTACTTAGCATTACGCATCTGGCCTAAGCCGTAATGAGATCCATTACGTGCATCAATTCTCCAGTTGCTTTCCTTAGTAATTAAGGAATGAAAGCAGCTAAACTGCTCATAGTTAATAATCCTTGAATGTGCATAAAGCTTAAGAGAATCAGTCTTTGTAGCTGCTTTAGCCTCGACTGTTGTGGATACTGTCAAAATCAGAATTGACATAGGAATAGCTAATAAGTTTTTATTATTTTTAATCTTTATTTTTATTATCTTTTTATTTATCTTTATTTTCAAGATATTATCTTTCAAGTATAGCGATGAATCCTGACAATCTGTCAAGGATTGAGTCCGGAGTGTCGCATCGTCCACATGTGCCTGTGTATAAGTCTGTGGATAACTATTCAAGGCCAGCCACCAGCCCATCATCAACTAGCTTGACCGAGAATGCGCCACAACCGGAGCATTGAGCAAACCACTCGTGCATCGTCAATTCGGCTCCCTTTGTGATGAGGTGCTCTTTACGCCCATCACCGTAGAGCTTCTTGCATATTGAGCAATCAAATCGCAGCAGTGGCATATTCGCTCCTGACCAATGTTTCAATCGGATTCAGATTGGCCTGATCGACCCACCAGGAATCCTGACGCGGATTCTTAAACCGCTTGCGTCTAGCGAAAGATACTGGAAGCCAGCCTGCGATGTGATAGACCGGCGACTTGCCAACGACCAGAACCGCGATGTCAGTCTCACGATCATTCGGATAGACAATCAGATTGCCACCGACATAAGACGTCCAACGCACTTCTAGCCCTTGACCTACATCGGCTGCTCGCTTGCCGTTTGATAAATTGATGTCATAGTCAAGGCCAAAGTATCTGGCCACAATCATTTCAGCTCCCAGAGATTCGGCGTATTCCGTTACCTGTTCGTGATTGTTTAGCTTCGAGTTATAGCGAATCGTCGTTCCAAGTTGGCCACTGTACGAGAACACCACATCGACGGCTCGTTTGTGAATTGCCCATTCATCAGCCGCGCTGATAGTCATTTTCTGCATTGGCCACAGAACCACAATACGGGCTCTCCTCCTACGGCTTTAAGATAGCCGGCACGATCTAGCATTTCAATGCGCTTGCAGTTGTCACAGTTTTCAACTTTGTATTCTGCGACGATTTTGCCATCGATAAGAGTCCGACCAATCATCGTGTCCACATCAATCATTTCAGTCACGCGGCTCATACCTGAGGCCTCCACTGTCCATCAGATCCGAGCATGTACCAGGCTGGCGCACACTGCTTCGCTTTGACCTTCTCGGAGCACATATATCCGCCCCAGCCTTTTCCAGTCTTAGCCGTTCCTTCTCGCCAAATCATGTGGCCATGAGAACACAGAGGAGCAGCAGCTACTTGAACGCCACCTAATGTCTCTTTGATTGTGTCAATAGCTACTCCAAGCGTCGGAATGCCTGCCTCTTCTGCCTCTTCACGTGTCTTAAACGATGGCACGTCTCCATGCTTTGTGTTCCAGTAGTCATAGGCCACGGCAGAATCTTGAACAATCTTCGGATCAATGCGCTCTACCTGTTGCATATTCTGAACGGTTGGCCTTTTGTCAGTGCCTAAGACTAAGCCTGCGCAACGGCCTATCGCGGACGTGCATGTATCTTCTATAAACCATTTTTTCATCTGGACGTTATAGGTGTTCACGTTGCCGAATGCGTAGTCAATACCTGCTGGCTCTTGATCTTCGTAGTTGCGATAGATACGGCACTCGACTAGGACGTAGCCCTTTTCAAGATTCACGTCCATGATTGATGTGTGGATTTTGCCTGTTGGATAGGTAGCCCAGAATCGCTGAATGCGTGCAGCTACATCTTCATAATTATCTAAGAAGCTCACTTAGCCACCGCCTGAGATGATGCGTGACGGCCTACGGCTCGACCGCGTTGATAGCCTTCTTTGTGGCCTTCTTTGTAGCCCATTGTGTAGCTCACAATCGACCATAAAATACAGGCCAGACACATAAACAAGAATAAACCGATTTCACCTGATGTCATTTTTTGCTCCCGTGGGAGCCTTGTCGAATGCTCCCAGATACAGAGTGACATCGATGACTGACATGGTCAAGTAATGAGCGTATTTTTCGGCGTGTCCTCGCTCTGTTTTTGTTTTGCTTTAAGTCCATTACCAGCTAGGACG